AGAAGTTCTTTTACTATATGTAGCGAATACAGCAGAGACTGGTTGATCATTGTCATACATTACTATTGGAGGATTTTTGTCATAGTTTTTAAAACGAATCCACAAACTATGAGCAGAATTTAAAAACTTGGTATTGGTGCCATTTTCTGAATTCTCAATAATGTTATTAATATTTTCATGGTTGTTGGTCTTGAATATCATGAGGGTTCTTTACTTTTCTTTCTCCTTGATTTGTGTATTTTACATACATCTCACATCTTTGTGGATTTTGCAATCCACTTCGAATGGCAATATCTTTTGTTGATGTGAATATAATTCCTCTTTGCAATTTTGTATACCATAATGGTCTTGATTCATTTCTAAACCCTGTAATACCATTATCAACATCTAACATCACGACTGCCATGCTAGATGGAACAAAGTCTGTCAATGGATTTTGATTATTCTCAAGTGATTGTAGAATCAATTCACTATCATTTGCAGTCTCCGTTTCGTACTTCCATGTACTTTGATCTTCCTGAGAAATCACCCCATTATGAACAATGCTATATTTATCTGAAGAAAATGGTTGAGGATATCTTAGATCAGATGTTGAATAACGAATATGTCCCAGCAAACAGATCGAACCATCTTCATCGATACATCTTTCAAAATTTATTTTTTCAAGAAATTTGTCTGCTGGAATATTTTCTTTTTTGGTTAGTATTTCAGAATGCTTTCGATATGAAATACCAGTAGCATGTTTTCCTCGAATCATTGTCTGTTTGAATATTTTTCTTATCAAAGAAATATCTTGATCATTGACATCCGTTAATTCGATTCCTATAACTCCACACATTATGCTACCAGCCAGAATTGTTTATTTAAAATGGATTCTAATCGTACTGAAGTAATTACTCCATATCCTTTTTCTTTCTCAGGAAGAACTACTGGACTACCATTTTTCCAATGTATGTAGACCATACTACCTTTAGGAAGAGCATTTGTCAAGTTCTTTGCTTGTTTAAATATTAATTTCTGTGCATCAATTCTAGTCATACTATTCACCCAAAGAAATTGTCAAGTGTTGGCTGTGTTCCATATGTACGATCAATATCCCAGCCGATTTGGCGAACAATGAACATCAATGGTTCCACAAAAGCCTTTTCGAATTGAACTTCATAATCAACATATGAAGCTACATCTAGTTCTTTTGGCAGTTTACTAATAAAAGAAATTACATTTGACTGTAATGGATTGGGCTTTCTTAGATTGAGAAATTTGATCTTTTCACCTTCTTGAATCAAAGGAAATTTAGAGATCAATTTATTACGTTTGAGAAGATAATTATAAATCAATGCTCCTTTGCAATGCATTGGAGTTGATTTACGGTAAATAGAGGATGAATCACTCCACTTGTCAAGTCCATTGACGGATCTTGGAAATGCGATATCCTCTGCAGGAAGTTTCATGAATTCATTTCTAAAGTTCTGAATGAATTTATTAATCTGTGTTTCATCACCAGACATGATAACCTTGAGAGCCTCCTTAATCTTTTCTCTGCAAGGATATGGAGTTGATGATTTGACAGCCTCAATGCCCATAATTTTCAATTGAGGATCAGCATATCTGACACCTTCGATATCCCACGCATTCAGAATATATCTTTTCTTTGCAACCCAGATGCCTTTGTCAGCAATCACCTCTCGTTTCATCTGCATCTTCTGAGAAAATGCATTCATGTATTGTTTGAGTTCTTCATAGCATTCATCGATGTATGGTTCTACCTTCTCTTTGGCAACTGTATCAAGAAAAGAAACTACTTTCTCAATAGAAAGATCTTCACCGAATACTTTGTCAATAAGTTTATCAAAACAAATATAAACTGAATCTGTATCAGATGCAATCACATAATCTTCATTTTTAGTTTTAAGAAGATTGTTGAGATATTCATTTAGCTTTCGTTCAATCCAGCGAATCGAAAGCTGACCAGCAGTGGTTACACCTTCAGCAATCGCAAGATCAAAGTATCGGAACCATTCATTACCAATAGCACCATAGGCTGAGTTCAATGAGATCTTTCTTGCCATCTGAATGTTATTATAACGTGACACATCATTCAGATATTGAGGATTCTTAGTATTCTCATATTGTTGTTTCGCATGAAGCATCTTTTTCTTGTATGTTGTTCGATCATCATACAGCTGCTGCATCATGGCAGGAAGAAATCCTTGTTTGGAAATTCTGAATTTGGTTCCATTTGGTGTCATCGTCAAATTCTTTTCCTTCAGGAATTCTGTATCATACTCCTTGGATACAAACTCACCAATCTTAGTATCACCAAAGTTTACACCATCATCAGCCAGAGTTTCTGGAGAGATATTGTATTGAATTATCAAGTGTGGATACAATGAATTCAAGTCAAACGAAAGAACCCATTTATGTTGTCCAACTGCTGGATCCTTGACATATGCTCCGGAGAATTGTCCAGACTTCGAGGATGAGCTCTTTTGTGGAATCACAATGTTTTGTGTTCGCAGATGATTGTAAATTAGCACATCCCAATATTTTACTGAAGTAAATGCATCTTGGAAGTTGACTTTTGCTTCATATGCCATAGTCATCAACAAATCCATTAGCTTCATTTTAGCATCTAGACGTTCTACCAGAAGAACATCTTGAATATTGTAATCAATGAAACTTTGATAATCTGATGTGTACCATTCCTTAAATGTTTCATAAGGATTCTCATCTTTCCTTTCTCCTAGTTCTACAAATGCAATATGGTCAAGTTTATATGATTCCTGATTTGTATAGGTAAACTTTTGATACAATTGTTGATAATCAAGATTAGAAATGCCTAGAATCTCATAAACAGTATTGGTCTTTCCGAATTTACCATTTATCTTTTTCTCATTGACAATCTTCCAAGGAGAAAGTCTTTTCAGTGCATCATTACCAAATATACGTTTGATTCGATTGCAGATGTAAGGAATATCAAAGAATTCAGTATTCCAGCCTGTGATTGCATCTGGATGAATTGATTCCCACCAGTCAATGAATCTGTTTAGAAGTTCGACTTCATTCTGGCACTGATTGTATTGAACAAATTCATTATCTGTTTTGTATTCACCAATACCCCAAACAATGATGTCATCAAATCCATATCTTTTGACAGTGATTGAAAGAAGTTCTTCAGCAGCAATTTCTTGATTGGGAAATCCATTTTCGCATTGAACTTCGATGTCAATCGTATAGACTTGCATCAAAGATCGATCGAATCGAATATCTTGATAATTGTCCGCAATATAAGTATAGACAAATTGATTCAATCCATAAACCAATTCAGGTTGATTCTCATAATGAGAAACAAATTCTTTGGCTTCTTTGATTGTTTCGAATTTTATGGGTGAGACTGAGGAACCTTCCAAAGTTTTGAATTTGGAAGGTTTCTGAGAAGGAACATAGAGAGTAGGCTTGTATCGAATAGCCTTGTTGAATCTTTCACCATTCTTTACACCACGCAGGAAAATATTGTTTCCCCACTGAGCCACGTGCGTATAGAAATTCATAGCAAACACCTGTTAGCATTATAAAAGAACAGTATACCATATTGAATAAAAAATGTCAAGCTATTTGTTCCTGCCTCTTTTTTCCAATATTGTATTTTGTCTCAAGAACCCATTCATCCTTCTCCTTGAATCCGATGATCTTGATTTGTGAGAGAGGAGCCTTTGGCTCTGCCTCCCCATGAACTGTGACAAGATCCCAGTCCTGAAGAAGCCCAGCAATGGTATTCCTTCGAGAAATATCATTTTCATTTATGTTGGTTTCTTTTCCATCAAGAGCAAATAATTCCTTGAAATGAACAATATAATATTTGCCTTGTTTGTGAAGAATATGGCAGGATTGAAATAGTTTCTTTTCTTTACGAGATGCAACACCTATTCTAGAAAGTGTTTCACGAACCTTAAGAAAATCATCAGGTTCTTTGATTGTTACTTCTAACATGTTATTAATCATTTTCTTCCACCTTTGTTCAAGCTATCTTTGATAGTAGTAATTTGTTCATCAGATAGTAGTTCAAGAGCAGCTTTAGCTTTATCATTACTATAACCATAATACTCTTTCACATACTCCAGATCCTTAATCTTATTTGCTTTCAACCATGGTGCAAATCTTTTCTTGGGTCTAATTGTATTTATAAAAAAGTCAAATTTGAGTTTATTATCAATTTGATGATGAACATTCATCTCATTTGCAAACATTATGGTGTCTTGAAATGAAGATAAGATATGATTGACAACATATGCTGGATACTTCTTTTCCCACATTGGATCATCAGAATCCATCAAGTTTTCTTTTGTGAAGTTTATTGCATTCAAATACTCCTTTAGTTCATAACTCATTTAAACCTCACATTTGACATGATTTCTGTCATACAAGCTAACAGATTGATCTCTTGGTCACTGACAAATGCAGACTTATATTGGTAATCTGCAATAATTAAAACCAACTGTGGAACACTAGCAGGTTCCAATCGTTCATATAGAGTATCGTAAATTTTACGATAGATTCTAGTAGGATCATTATCAAGATTATTTGCAACCCATTTCCTCAAATTACCAAATTCTTTTTCTTTAAGAAAACTTGTCATTTCTTTCAAGTTCTCGTCTGAAATATTTACAAGAATACCAGCATCGATTTCACCTGATGCTGAATATCTTTGTAACTCATTTAAACACCTTCTCCAATCAGGAAAAAATTTCTCAATTATCCCTGCAACAGCCTTTGGATTAAACTTGACATTTTCTTCTTCTAATATCTCAGTGATACGTTTAAAGAATTGTGCTGCAAGTTTGGGTTTCTCTTCATTTGGTATTCTAAATTCAACGACAGAACATCGTGAATGTAGTGGTTCAATGATGCGATTCTTAAAATTACAAGTTAAAATGAATCCGCAATTTTTATGAAACTCCTCAATGAATCCACGAAGAGCAGGTTGAGTTGATTGGGGATTTAGATAATCTGCCTCATCAAGAATTACAAACTTTCTGTTTGTATCAAATGAAACAGTAGATGCAAAGTTTTTAATCTTGTTTCTGAGAACATCAATACCTGATTCCTCAGAACCATTGATCATCATGTATGTGGCATCAATTTGTTGCAACATAGCCTTTGCAACAGTAGTTTTACCTACTCCTGGACCGCCTGAAAGCAAAAGATTAGGAATATGTTCATCATCTACAAATTGTTGAAATGTATTCTTCAATTGTACTGGAAGAATACAATTCTCAATAGAGTCTGGGCGATATTTTTCTACCCACAAATAATTTTTCATAACAAAAACTCCAAAAGGATATTATCAATTAGACTCAAGCGCAACATAATACTCTAGATCTTGCCCTTTCTTTTTAAAATGCGAAATACCAACACTAGCAATTCCTACCTCATAATCTCCAGGAAGAACTTTTAGATTTTCAGTCTTAAAACATGATGTAAGATTGGTTGTTGAAGAATCACCAACTACAAGTGAAAATGTATTTGATGTATCATTCTTTCGATCAGTAACAGTCATTTGAACTTCACCTGATTCATATGAATTCACAACAAGATCTGGTGTTCCAAGAATTGCAGCTGATCTTTGAATTTGAGAAAACTCTTCTTGAGTCAATGTAAATTGAACATCAATAACTGGCATTTGAATGTCTGTTTTTGGTTCCTTCACCATGTCAGTAGGTGTGTAAAAATATTTACTAGAAGTTTTGCTTCCTTCTTCCTGAATAAGAATATATTTTTCTTCAAAATTCAAGATTGGTGTTTTGAACAGAGAAAGTGTTGAAAGAAATTCGTTCAAATCATAAATAGCACACTCCTGCTCAAAGTCTTCTGTAATATTTGCGATTGCTACAATGTTTTTCATTGCACTCATTGTCGCAACTTTATTTCCTGGTTTGATTAACAAGTTTGAATTGATTGTTGAAAAGTTCTTCAAAATTTCACGAGTTTCATTACTCAGTTTCATTAGTTTCTCCATAGTTTAAATCATGAACATGTAGTGCCATTATGGCATAGTGAACAACCTTCAGTAGATCCTTTCGGTTGTAACCATCTTTCTTACCGTATCTCTGCGCATACTTCAAGATATTTCCAATACAAAATCCTTCACCATGTCCAGAGTCTATAATGAATTCTGTTGCTTGAAAATTGTTTTGTGAATAATGCTGAGTGTAGGTCTTGTTAATATAA